TTGCCTGTGAACGTACCAGTGGTTCCGTTAATAGTTGTTCCACTAATAGCCGCTGGCGTGGTTGCACCAATAGGCCCAGGTGCTGCTAATGCCGTGGTATCAAACTTAGTACTTACAGCCGTTGAAATTGCATTGAACTCATTGTCAATTTCAGTACCCTTAACAATCTTTAAGGGGTTCCCTGTAAGTAGGCTGTCCTTACTAGCAAAATTAGTTGCTTTTGTGTAATTAGACAAAATATTCCTCCATTATCTTCATACTGTTTTTCCGTTCTTAGCGTGAATTTCTAACTTCTGGATACTTAAAGCACTACCATTAATGTCTGCCTCATACCCAGTTTGAACAACTTTACCAGCACCAGTTGGGTAGACGGTTAAGGTATTTAGTGCAATTCCATCACTATATTCTGAAATGCCATACTCTGCAATGTTATATTCTGAAACACCTTGCACTGGTATGCCAACTGCTTGTGAATAATAATTCTCTTTAAAGTCGTAGTCCCACTTCACAATGAGGTCTTGTGCTGTACCGCCAACAACAACAACCTTAATCTTCTTTAGAATTGAGGTAACTGATGGTTGTCCAAAATCTGTATGGTTTGTATAGTAGGTCATCCGATAAGAAACACCGTTATCTGAGTTTCCGGTGTAACTTCCAAGATAACCCTCTTTACCAATCAGAAGGGTTTTATCTGACCTATAAAATAAACTCTTAGGCTTAATGTTATCCCAAGTTGTAACCCTACTACTTCCATCTTGAAGTTGTGTTTTTAAATCAAAGCAATAGACAATCTTTGATAAGGGAAGTGTTAAAAGGTAGAAGGATTCAAAGGGACTATAGACAGCTTTAATTGGCTCATTGAGTTCACCAAGAACCCCTTGCATCAAATCATCTCTTACGTTTTTGCTCAAGTCCCTATATGGTGCTGACTTCTCTTGAATGGTTCTGAGTACACTGCGTACACCAGTATCAGATAGGAAGATGATGTCAGAACCCGTATTCTGTATGCTATCCCTAGCAATACAACCAATACCTGTTGTGGTGTCACTTAATGTTATAGTTGAAGGTACAGTTGCACCGCTATAAACAAGAATGTTATTCCTGCCAAAGATAAATAGAAATCCATTGTGTGCTCCTAACCCTACAATGTTATCTCCACCATTGGGCCACACAGTGTTTACATTCAAACTACCTGATGAACCACCCGTCCACAAATGACCAGCAAGACTATCACTAAAATAAATCGTATTCTTGTCTGTAGTAGTGTCTGTAACCCATAACCTACCATAAGCAGAAATAACAACATTACCATTTTGAACTGTTCCAGTATGCCCTGTCTTTTCACTAATACGCCTATAAGTTGTAGTGCTAACTGCTGGATCAAACACCAATGGCGTGTGACCACTTTGGAATAAATAGAGGTGTGAGTTTAATGATGCCATTTGCCAATTACTATTTGTAATTGTTGGGGCTGTTCCTCCACCACCATAGGTTAGTTCTGTTAGTGCTCCAGCAGCATAAATAAACAATTTGTTATTACCAGCACAAATGGTGTAAGAGACACCACCGTTTGTTACCACTTCTCCAATGGACTTAATATCTGCCGTACCCAGTGCAGCATTAATTGCAGTGTTCTGTGGAGACCACCCCTTACGAGAGCCAATACGTCCAAACTTATCAATTACGCAATTGTTTGCAGATAGGGCAAACCCAGAGGCCAAGTCAAGAGAGGAGTCTTGAGTGTTGAGTCCAAAGAAACCTGGAGCAGAAATACTAAAGGTTTGAAGTACTTGAGCCATTAAATTGCCACCCAACTATCTTCTTCAGTATGGCGACCAGCCTCAATTGCAATTGCATCTGCAAGCACTTGACGATAGAGGGAATAGGCCTCTGAACTCTGCTCACCACCATCTTCACCACGCTCAACAAGGGCCTTAGCAAAAGCTAGATGTACCACAGGCTCTTTAGGGACAAGGAGCACGGTTGCATCAGTTGAGAGGTCTAGTTGTGGTTGATAGATGTTAAAGAAAATGGAATATGCAGCATCAGGGACAGGGAAGATGTCAACTTTGGTATCACCGTTAGCGTCTGCACCATTAAAGTTATAATAGTTAGGAGCACCAGATTGAGGTGTTGCAGTCATAAACAAGAAGTGCGTCATCTCAATAGATGAGATTGCACGTAGTGTTGTCTTGTTAGTGTTGTCAAACACCTCACTAACCTTAAACCTAGACCCAGTGTTGGGTAGGACATAGTTATAGGTTGCTGGTGTTGTTGTAAGGGTTAGGGTTGTTGAAAGTGTGTTCCAAGTGTAGGCATCTTCAACCTGACGCTTTGCATCATTAATAAACCTACCAACAAGTTTAGAAAGTACGTTTTGATTTACAGTGGACACTTCTGGTTCACGCATACGAACCATTACGTCATTAACAAGTTCCAGATATGTTGGTAGTGCCATGAGTGTGTCCCTTATTTATCTGCTTTGTTTTCTAGACGATCAAATATCTTAGACAGATATTCTTTGATTTCGTAAATATCCCTACGATAGTCCTCTTTCATAACGTAGTCTTTTGGCATTTCCTCGCGCAACTTTGCAAGGTCTTGTTTTAACTCTTTAACTGCGTTCCATAACTCTCTGGCAAACCATCCAGTAACGCCAGATGCAAGAACTAGTACACTATTTATAAGTTGCTGAGTATCCAAGATCATTCACCACTTGGCTCAGGCTTTTTCTTCTTTGGCTTTTCTTCTACGACAACTACTTCTTCTTCAAACACTTCTTCATATTGCGGGTGTGTCCTCATACCTTCAATGTCATGCTCGTTGACAAACTCATATACGCCACCACTCGCAACACATTTAAACTTAGCCATACCTATCTCCTAAAAATAAAGGTTCTCACCTTTCACCCAAAGGCTACTAAGTGAGAACCCTACCTAAATTACTTAGGCTGGAACTGCTAGAGCAACAGCAGCATAGTCACGTAGTTCTGCAACACCATAAATGACGTCAGCAGTAAAGAGACTACCTAGATACTCTTGCTTGTACTGAGTCTGAGTACGAACTTCCTTTTGCATACCAAGGATACCGAAATCACGGTGGCCTAGTAGGCAAATGCGGGTAGCAGTACTACCAGAGGTGGTATCAGCATTGTTAGTAACAAATACGGGAACTCCGTACACATTACCAATTTCACCGTTACGGATGGTGTTAGAACTACCACCTTCACCAACGAAAGCCTGTTCAGTGAAACGTGCAATACCCATTAAGGTGTTACGGGTTGAAGGAGGAACGAGTAGGAAACGGCCATCCATAGGAACATCATTGTCGTCTAGACGCTGAATTGAACGGCGAATGGCAGAATCAGCTAGAGCAGCAAAACCAGTGTTAGTACCTGCAACATAATCAGTAGTACCATCAGCACCTGAGAAAGCTCCGCTATAGGCAGCAGTGTTAGTACCGCTTTGAACTTGACGGCCTAGTTGAATCAAAGAAGTATCAATCTGACGAGCAAGTGCATAACCAGCATCATCAGTGTAATACTGACGCATTGAGGTTAGTGCCTGAGTATCAACGATGTCTTCAATAAGAATTGAATACTCAAAATGCTGGTTGAGAGATAGGGTAACTTCTGTTGCAGTGTCGGTAACAAGGGTTACTTGCGCTGATGCCGCCTTAGCAGTTGCATTACCACGAGCACCTGGCCTAGGTAGAAGGACAGTATCGCCCTTCTTGCCAGCAAGGTTGATTTTCTTAATGAGATTTGCAAGGACAAGATTACGCTTGTATGTTGCAACAACTTCATCACTCCAAATTTGTGGAATGAATTTATCAGCAGTCGTAACTGTCTGATGGGCTGTACCTAATGGCATATTATATACTCCTAAAAATTAGTAATTATTTAACTCGACCCTCGTTATAAGCCTTGATGATTTCATCACCTAGTTGCTCATAGCGATCTGGATCGGTCATACGTAAGCGGATAAGATCAGCACGGCGATATGTCTTCCTTGAGGTTTCACCTGACCCACCAACATCCACGCCAGCAGCCTTTAGAGCCTTTGTACGCGATTGTTTCCCAGCATCTGACACTTCCTTTGACCTGACACCTTTAATCTGCTTATAGGTCGATAGAAGCTCATCTGCCGTTTCAAAATTGTAATTAGTATCTGCATCTTCATACATACGCATACGTACTGGTGATGCATTTACCCAAGCAATAAAATCCCCATCTTGAACAATGTTCCCAAAGTCAGGGTGCTTGTTAGTAAGCTGACTCTGAAGGTTCATCTGCCTCATTTGTTGTGAGGCTTGCTTTGCCGCTTTTATGTCTGGATGGTTCTCTAAAGCATTTTGAATGGCTTTTTGAGGGTTCTCAAAGAAATCAATATCTGTTTCTTCTTGTGCAGGTTTTACTTGTTTCTGCGAGAGTTGTTGTTTCAACAATTCATCAGCAAGTTTACGAACTTCACCAACCTCTTGTGCTTGCCTACCAATTAGCTGTTCAGCCTCTTGGTGCATCTTCACAATGTCTTCTAGGTTTTTGCCCCGATACTTGTCGGGAACCTTAGAGACTACAGGTTGTTCTGATTCTTCAATTTCATCATCTTCAGAATCTAGTTCATCAACTTCTTCTGTCTGTTGATCCAATTCGTCGTCATTTTCAATAAAAGCCATGCTACACCTTTCTCCTGCCCTTACGGGTTTTAGGAGTATTGCCCTTACGGGCCTATTATAAAACGAAAGTAAAAACTACGGACGTTTAATCGCTACCCGATTCTGCGTTTTTCTTTCTCTCTTGACTGAGTTTCTCAGCCCTAACTCTTTCCCACCTATCTGCTGCCCCAGGAAAACTTCCAGTAATCCCTTCAAGTTTGATAGTTGGACAAGAAATTATTCTTTTTGCGTCTTCACCACAAATCTTGCAAGGAAGTGCCCTATCTTCTGAGTTAACAAAGGATTCAAACATATGGAAGTCTTCACACATAAAGTCATAAAAACCCCTCATTCGTCTTCTCCGTTTAACTGGTTGTAGGATTCCTCACAAATTTTCTTGCGAGTGAGAATCAAAGTGAGTATGTCTAGCTGTCCCTTTTTGAAGAATAAATCTTCAGCATTTAAAGTACTAGACACACTATCAACAGTTTCTCGTAGATTTTCCATATCCTCTACAAAATATTTCCAACCTTCAGTAGAAAGCATAGAAAATGTTTCTTCGTAATACTTCTGTAGTTTCTTGTCCATTATGGGGAAACTCCTCTTATAGTTAATCTTATTATACTATATATATTAGTATAATGTCAATAGGTATTACCAATTAATTGAATCTATTTCTTCAATAGTTGTTGCATCATCTACTTGAGTTACTAAACCAGCTTCTTTTTCATACAAAGGAATAACCTGTGCAGCAATCTCTAGTGCAATTTGTTCTAGTTGAGAAAGCGTATACACACTGTATACACCATCAACAGTTTTATATCCGCACTCTGCTGGATTACCTAAGGAGGCTGCAATCTGAGTAACCTGGATGCAAAGGCTTAGTTTGTTGTTGTCTGATTCAGTAGAACCAAATACTCCAAGGCTAGTTGTCTTATCTGCATACATCTCAACAGATCGTGAAGAAGCGATCTCAGCCTTCTTCTTGGCTTTGACCTTGTCAAGATCAGATACGATTACGTCAGACGTAACAACACCGCCAAACAGTTTGCAAGTGGCGTCAGCGACCAGCAGAGTTTCTGCTGTAGCCACTAAACCTGCTGTGATGGGCGTGTAAATCTGGGTGGAGAAGCGGTCAACAGCACGATCTTGGGCTGTAGCACGATCTGCGTTGATGTAGGACGCAACCGTGGCAAACAGGTTGTCCTGCGCGTCAATGATGATGGAATTGATGCGGTGGTATTCGTAAACAATACCAGCGGCGTTAGTTAGTTGTTTTATGATTGCCATTATGC